GATTCCACAATTTAAACAACTGCCGTTTTCAAAAATATGTTTGATTTCAATTTTTTTATCTTTTTTCATTTCCATTCTCCTTCTGAGCCTCTATTACCTTTTGTCCACTGTTCTCGAACATCCTTCTCAAGATGTGATTTGGGATGTAAATCGTTCCATCCCTTTTTGTGCTGCCCCATGTCGTCACGGTAGCCCTTGATCCAGCGGTACGCACCGTCACGATCTTGAATCCTTTTTTGCAAGACCCACCGAATGAGACAGCGATGCCGATGCTCATCTTCTCCAACGCCTTCATTCAAAAACGACCACCACTATCAAACGCCATCGGAACACTGTCAAAGTTATCGACGAACTGCTGGCTCTCTCTGTGATACCACAGGCTGTACCACTCTTCACCCTCCCCGTTGCGCTGCTTCTCACACATTAGCAAGGCATCTGGCGTCTTGGTATCAATATTCCCGCTTGCCTGCGCATCGTGTTCCTTCTTCTTGTTGCGCCAGACCATAAGCACATTGTCAACTTGGTCTGTTATTGAGCCAGACCCTTTGATGTCGTTCTTGTTTGGCTTTATCTCCTCGCTCACAAGCTTGCGGATGTGATGGATGAGATGGATGTGAATGTTCTGATCACGGGCCAAGGCTGTTAGCTCATCAACAAAAGCTTTCTGTGCGTTGTAATCATCTTCCCCGGCAACGCACTTCATGAGCGAGTCGATGAAGATATGCTGCACATCAAGCTCTACGGCGCTGTATCGCGACACTGCAATCACTTGCTGGCTTGTCACCGTACCCTGCTGGTCGTACATCCACAATTTGCCGAAGGAAAAGGTCTGCAGACGGTCAACTAAGGGGTGATGTAGTCACCCCTACCGCTGATCATTGGCTTGTCAATGTTCTCCCCAGCGAACTGTCGAAGCATCCTGTACAGCGTGCGTTGCGGCTTCATCTCAAAGCTGGCAATCATCACGCGCTGCCCTTGCTTGATCAGTCCAAGTGCTATCTGTCCTGTGATCATGCTCTTGCCGCCACCGTTGCCACCAGCGTAGATCGTCACTTCTCCGGGCCGAAAACGAAAGGAAGATTCAGTCTTTGTCCACGGCATCGTGTTGGACAATTCTTCTTTCGGGTTGATCAACTCTTCCCGCAAATCCTCAATCAACGATGTTGCGTCCCGTACCTTCTGACTAACATCGTTGGCTTTCAGGTACTTGTCAAAATCCACTTGGTCTGGCTTGACGATGCGGATTCTTCGCGCTTGATCCAAATCCTGCGCACGCTTTTGTATTTCAGATACCTGCATATTGCACTACCTCCTCTATTCGCTGTTGGGCCACTTTTAATCGGTCTGTATCCTCTTCGCTCAATCTCTTGCCCTTCGCCATGTCGTAAGCCGCAATCATCACAATCAACGCCTCTGCAGCCACAATGCGGATCAGGTCGCTGGCATAGAAGGCTGGCTTCACTGGCTGGCTGGTGTACCCATCCCTCTTCGGCGGGAACAGGTCAGAGATGTTCATGCCAACCGCACCAAGCACGCTATGCACATCACAGCCACCAAAGCAGTGAACCAGCACCCTGCCGTCTTCGACTTCCCTGACCGACAACGATGGGGACTTGTCCTCATGTGCTGGGCACTGTGCAGTCCAAACGCCCTTGCGGCCACGCACCCCACCCAGATGGGAAATAAAACGCTCTGCAGGGGTCATATCACCCTCCTGTTTGGCTGTTGGGCTGACTCATCCTCCCAACGGCGCTGGTTGATGTAGGTAAGCGGTGCTGGCTCATAGCCCGTCAGCCACGGAACGGTGGACTTCAAGGCGGAAACGCTCCCGATGATCTTGTCAGCAAACTCATCAAGCCCGTGCCTGTTCCACTTCACCTCGCAAGCAGCCTTCCCAACCTTCCGTGATGACTTAGGCCACACTTCCCAGAACTCAATGAAACGAGTCGGCTTGTCCGACGATATGTCTTTATTCTGTATCTGTTCTGTTCTGTTCTGTTGGGGGGGGCTTAATGGTTCCTGTTTGGAAACCTCAATGCTTTTAGGTCTGCCGCCAAGTTTACCCGACTTCCGGTTCAACTCAACCCGTACACCGTAAGAGTCAATTTCCCTCTTTGCACGCCCGTTGATGTAGCCTTCTTTGGTCTTGACAAAGAACTCATCAAGCACTGGCTGCACTACATCATCGTCAAGCCGTATGCGTCGAGACACTAGCGCAACATCAAGCGGAAGGGGCTTCTCGCTCATGTAGTACCAGTCCAGCAGCCTGCGGTACGCAAGGTCTTCAGCATCGTCAAGATGCATCGTGTGAGCAATGTAGTCTCCGATGTGGAACTTGTACCAGATCATTTAAGCTCTCCGAAGATGTCCGGGCGCATCGTTGTCCTGCGCACCTGACCATGTGTGTACCGCTCAATCGCTACGCTCAACTCTGGGCTAGGCACATGGCGACCACTCAAAATGATCCCTAGCCATGTCTTGCTGATGCCCAACTTCATCGCCATCTTCGACTTCGCGCCCCGTGGCTTGTCGGAAAAAAACTCCTGCAGTGTCATAGTGTACTCCTTTGTTGTGTAATCCTATCTTACACCAGAAAAAAAGATTGCACAAGGGGGTTGTAAAATTAAATTAGACTGTGCTACACTGCACGCTTGTTCAACTCAAAAGCGAAGCAATGAAGCCTACCCACGCAGGTCTTACAAGACCACCCTACACAACCAAGACAGGGGTCAAGATTGGTCTTTTGCACCAGCCACCACCCCAGCGTGAGATCAGCGCAGACATGGAATTCCTCCAGTCTGCACTCACGCATCGACCCATTGCAAAGAATCGCGTAGCAGCCCTTTTGAGGCGCTTTATGGGGCAATGATGGACGAACAGAACCAAGCCCTTCTTGACCGAATGCAACAGCTTGAACAAGCCCTTGAACGGGCAGAAGCAGGTTGTGCTACCCCCGATGACTGGCACCACATCCGTTTTGAGTGTGGCGTCTGGCATCATCCTAAACCCAAAACGAAAGAAAAAAATGAGTCTTACAGCGAAATTTAGCGGGGGCGGCGGAAGCTTTGTTCCAGTCCCTCCGGGGATGCATCTTGGTCGGTGCTACCGCATCATTGATCTTGGCACGCAGGAGTCCACCTACATGGGTGTGACGAAGAAGCTTCCCAAGGTGATGCTGCAGTTTGAAATACACGGCGAGGACAACGATGGCAAGCCAATCTTGACAGACAAAGGCGACCCCATGTCCATCAGCAAGAACTTCACCTTGTCGCTGTCTGACAAGGCTACGCTGCGCATAGACCTTCAGCGGTGGCGCGGCAGGGAGTTCACTAGCGACGAGTTGCGAGGCTTTGAACTGAAAAATGTTCTTGGCGCATGGGCAATGCTGTCGGTGATAAAGGCAACAGGGAATGACGGGAAGGAGTACACAAACATTGACTCTATCAACTCAGTTCCTCCTGCAATCAAGAAGAGCGGTCTTCCCAATGGTGTTAACAAAGCTGAACTTTTTGACATTGAAAACCCGAATATGGCTATGTACGAAACATTCGGGAAAGGTCTGCAGGCCAAGATTGCTCTTGCGCCGGAGTGGAATAAGAAACCTTCAGCCCCAGTTGGCTCAAAAGGTTCTGGTTTTGAAGACATGGACTCGGACATCCCTTTTTAGTCAAAACGGGTATAATAGGCTTTTAGGAGCCTGTTATGAAAAATTGTTTCAAGTGCAACACCGTCAAGCCATTAAATGAGTTTTACAAACATTTAAAAATGGCTGACGGTCATGTCAACAAATGTAAGGAGTGCAACAAAAATGATGTTACAGCCCACAGGAATAAAAATCTTGAAAAAGTCCGCGAATACGATAGGGCGCGGGGAAAAGAGTCAAAGCGCCTCAAGGCGGCAACAGAAATCACACGCGCATGGAGGGCGGAGGATTCCCGCAGGGTATTGGCTCACTCCAGCGTTGCAAGGGCAATTCGTAGAGGTGAACTGGTTCGACAGCCCTGTTGCCGATGCGGAGAACAAAAGTCAGTCGCTCATCACGAGGATTACGACAAGCCTCTTGAAGTCGTCTGGCTTTGCCAGCGGTGCCACAAGCAACGGCATAAAGAATTGAAACAACTTTAAAGGAGAATGGCAATGTTTATTTTTGGACAAGAAAAAAAAGAGCTTCTTAATCGTATCGACCAACTTGAAAAACAGTTAAATGGTTTGATTTCAGATAGGAATAAATTTGACTCAAAAGTTGGTT